ATGAACTGCGACGGACGCAACATCCGGTTCTTCATCGACAACGCTCAGATCGGCCTTCCCGTCTCCCTGGACGATGCGTATCTGCCAGCAGAATCGGACCTGATTCCGATTTTTGCGTTCTTCTCGAACGGTGTGACGGCTGTCACCATGAGTTGGATGGCGTTTGCCGAAGCGAATTGAGTGAGATGAAGTCCAAGTAACACGAACTGGTCTCTCTGCAAAGGAGGGGTGGGTCATTCACAGCCTGCCCTGCCCCTCCTTTTTTTCATCATGGACAGAACCACACACATGAAAATGAGCCTGTTGCTGGGCGGGGAAGTCCCCGAACGGACAGTCAGGTTCTACGACCGGATCGGTGAACGGGTTGCCCTGCTCAACGGGGCGAGCCATCCCGATCCGTGGATTCTCGCGTTGATTGCCGAGATGTCTGCGGCATCACCGCCGAGGAAACCCGCCGTTGCGAAAAAGAAAAAGGTCGAGGTGATTCCGAGTGGCTGAACCGACCCTGTCAATGACTTGGGGCGACATACGCAATCGCGTCTACCAAGAAGCGATGGGTGGGGGCATCACGGGGTACACCGATGAAACAGATACCGACAAGAAAGGCTTGATCGATTCCATCTGTGAGTCGGGGTTGCGGCAGATGTATCATCCGCCGGCCCTGGGCGGGAAGGTTCAAGACTGGTCCTTCCTTTACAAGCAGGATTCGGTCAGCATCCAGGCCCCGTACTCGACCGGCACGATTGCCTTTGATTACACCGGGGGCACCCACGAACTGCAGGTTACGTTGTCGGCTGGAACCTGGCCGTCGTGGGCAATCGAGGGAATGATTTCAATCAGCGGCAGTGATTACGATGTCGCAACCCGCGTCAGCGACACGGTCATCCTGCTCGCGACCGACAACAACCCGGGCGAGGACGTGGCTGCCAGCACCGCTTACTCGCTGCACAAGGACGACTACAACCTGCCGGATGATTTCGGGTCGATCATCGGCTCTTTCAGTTTCGCGCAGAAAGACAACGCCTGGTACACCTGCAAGGTGGTTGGTGAGTCACGCATTCGGGAACTGCGGCAACGTGATTTCAACCAGAACTACGCCAACGGTGACCCGCAGTTCGCGGCGATTCGATCCAGGAACAAGACCGACGTGAATGTCGGCACCCGCCAGGAGGCACTTTTTTGGCCGGCTATCACGGCCTCATCAACGGTCAGTTTCCGTTACCGTGTCCAGGTCGACAAGCCGATCGGTTCCAACGATTACGTTCCTGGTATGCCGACGCACACCGAGACAATCCTGTATTCCTGTCTTGCCGAGATGGAACGTCGGATGGACGGCGAGCGTGGTGTGTTGTGGCAGCAGTTTTCAGACCTGTTGGCGACATCAATCCTTCGTGACCAGCAGGACAACAAGCCAGAGATTCTCGGCTACAACGCCGACGACTCCGAGGGACGGGAGATGTTTTCGCACCACCGTATGCTCTTGTACGGCAGCGGTGTAACCTACAAGGGCCAGGGAACGTAAGGAGAAGGATATGTCTTCACGGCACAATCTGCAGGATGGCACTGGCGTCATTGCGACAGACGGCGTCGGCAACAAGCTGATCGTTGTCGAGGATCTTGGCAGCGCGGGTGCCGATGCCCCGGCTGATGGTACTGCCGGATACGCGAAAGCGTGCCTGATCTTCAATTCGGGTGCAGCCGATGACGACATCGACGCGCACATCTACATCAACCTGGGATCGGCTACCGACAGCAACATCGACAAGCTGACGGTCAACTGAACAGGGGTGACCAATGGTTTCTTCGACAACCAGCGCACTCGATCAGCTGGAAAATGCTGCCTTCGGTGGCGGTGGCCAGAAATACGCCGTCCTTAACGCTGCGGCTGACGGGACAAGGGAAGTGGTGGCCGCTGTCACGGGGATCAAGATCCGCGTCCTTTCCCTCGCCGCCGATCAGCAAGCGGACGCTGCTGCGACAATGCAGTTCAAGAGTGCCACTACGGCTATCACGGGCGAATTTGTTTCAGCCAACACCAAGATGCTAGTTATGTTGCCGTTCAGTCCCGCTGGCTGGTTTGAAACGGCTGCCGGTGAGGCATTGCAAGTGACAACTGCCGGAACCAACGTGACTGGGTGCCTGGTGTACATCGAGGTTGCGGGTTGATGGGAGCGATTAATGCCTCGCCCACATGCGCGGGAACTAGAATTTCCAGTCGGCGGGATTGTCGAGGGACTGGCCTACGAGGACCAGCCTCCCAAGACGACCGTTGATGCGCAGAACGTCCGTCCGTTCCCGGCCAGTTCGCCGGATGTTGCTACTGGTCTCAACTCGAAGTCATCGGGTCGTGACCGGGGTGGCCAGCGTGCGGGGTTGACCAAGTACAATTCGTCCGCGCACACGACCAACGGCAGAATCCAGGACATCAATCACCTGATCTACCCGCAGTTCCAGGCGGTGCAGGGACGCGGGCATTCGATCATGGCGGCCAGCAGCGGCGGCTCTGGCATCCTGGTTGACAACCTTGGTGCCCAGGCCGGCAGCAATCTTGGCGCAGCGGGTGAGACATACAACCTTTCGATCTGGGGCCGGGACGGTTACGCCTACCTCGCCACGATCAACGGTTCGCACCAGTTGATTCTCCGCAAGTACAACAAGAACGGGACGAATCTCTGGGACTGGACGGCGACGGATTCTCCCGTCATGGCCCTGACATCGGCGACACGTCAAGTTCGCGGGATGACAGTCTGGGGCAACATCCTCTATGTCTGGCTTTCGGATATCAGCGGAGTGACCGGGGAGGCGATTTATCGCATCAAGACCAGCGATGGTGCGATATTCGATACGACCAGCGGTGACGGCTCGCAATCGGATTACTGGTTGCTTTCGGAAAACCAGAGTACGAACAATTTCAAGGACTTTTACCCGTCCAGTGGAAACACGACCAAGGTTCAAAACCTTATGGTTTCCGACAGCGGGATGCTGGGGATGGTTGTCGTCAACGACAGTGCTGCCGCCCGGGAAGTCAGCACGACGGGGACAACGACGGCGACGATCAGCGCAACGGCAGCCGCTTCCACCGTGCAGACGGCGTTACGTGGAGTATCGCACCTGGCAACCGATGGTTCCGACGTTCGAGTCAGTTGCACGGGTGGGCCGCTCAATACGGCTGCGGTGATTGCCGAATTCACCGGGACGCTGGGTTTGCAGGACGTGGCGATTCTGGTCAAGGGCGGGTCAGTCGCCGGGAGCATCACCATTGCCGTGACCCAGATCGGCAACGCTTTTCAGAATACGAAGATGTCGATTACCAGCAGCACCGGCAGCGGTAATTTCACAATCACGCACGATCAGCGGTTGTCGCTGCAGTTGATGGATATCGAACTTGGCAAGCAGATCATGTGCGTCGAGTTGATGAGTTACGCGCCTTATGCGTCGGGCCAGTCACCCAAGCAGACCAACCAGGAGTTTGATCTTAGCTCTGACGGGATGGGAACTTTCTACACGCTAACTCGGACGATTCCCGACATCTCCGGTGCCGCTTCTACTTATAGTCACCAGGTGGCTAAGGTTACGTCGGCTGGTGCCGTGTCCTGGACCCAGACGAATGCGGGAGTGACCAACGGCATTAGCTACGATCCGGTCAATGGTCGTATCGGGGCGGTTGGGGGCAACGTCTATGGAACTGGCGCATCGTTTGCGACCATCCAGGTCAGCGATGGGGCAGTCATCAACTCCCAAGACGCGAACAGTACCACGACGTGGAATGCGATCGATGCTGACGAGGAGGGCGGTTTTCGCATCTTCCGTAACAACGTCAGCGACAACATCGTCCGAATGACGAAGGCGACGACTCCGGCTGTCGATTGGGTGGCAAGTCACGGTTCCAACAACCAACTTGGTGCGACCTGTTCGGCGTCTTATGCACTGGACATGGAGAATGCCGTTGCCCAGCGGATGACAAAACGGATTGCCGTCTGTTCGGGCATCGTCAAGGAATTCGATGACGAGAACTGGTACACGGTTGCCAGCGGGGGCGATTTCTCTACGCCGGCCTTGGACAGAAATGCTCCGGTCATCTTCTCGACGCAGATCGGTCAAAACCTGTTCTTTGCTGACGGCAAGAACATCAAGTATTACAAGGGCCAGACGGCTGCGATGACGACCTGGTCGACGACTGCAGGTTCGCTGCCGGTGGACAGTGAAGGCCGATACGCGACACTCATCGAAACGTGGCGGGGCCGCGTCATCCTGTCGGGAGTCTCAGGTGACCCGCAGGAATGGTACATGTCGAAGATCAACAATGCCTTCGACTGGGATTATTCTCCATCAGTCCTGACCGAAGACCAGGCCATTTCTGGAGTGAATGCGCCCGCGGGCAAGTCTCCCGACGTAATCCGGTGCATGATTCCGGTGAGCGAGGACGTGCTGATCTTCGGTTGCGACCATTCGATCTGGCAGATGAGTGGCGACCCGATGCTGGGTGGCCGGCTTGACCGGGTTGCCGAGGGTGTGGGCACACCGTGGGGGCGACCGTGGTGCCAGGATTCCTCAAAGAACTTCTATATCTTCGGTACACGCGGCGGCGTCTATCGAGGTTCGGTTGGCCAGGGGATTGCCAAGATTACGACCGGCAAGATCGAGGAGCGACTGGCTACAATAAATCTGGATACGAACCTGATCCGAATGGCTTGGAACGAGCGGGAACGTGGCGTACATATCTTCGTCACACCGTTGACCGTTGGTGACAGCAGCGTCGAGCATTATTTCTACGACCTGAGAAACGATTCCTGGTGGATCGACAAGTTTGCCAATACTTCTCACGATCCGCGAGCGATTCACGTTTTCGACGGTGACACGGCCAGCGACCGGACGATTCTCCTGGGCGGGTTGGACGGATACCTGCGGAAGTGGGACTTGGCCGCCACCGATGACGACGGGACAGCGATAAGCAGTCACGTTTATCTCGGCCCGATTACCGCGAGTGGACCGTCTGCCGTGCGGATCAACGAGATTCGCAGCGTTGTCGGCAAAGGATCGTCGAACGTGACGATGTCGGTGTACCGCGGGGACAATCCCGAGGATGCGTACAACAGTTCAACGGCATTCTTCACGTCAACGCTTTCAGCCGGCAGCAACGCAGCCGAACGTCGCAAGGCGATTGCGCACGCCGTCTACCTGAAATTCGGCAATACGGCAGCCAGCCAGGCGTGGGCGATGGAGCATGTCGAATGCCATTACACCGAAACATCGCCCCGGTTTGCGAGGACGTTTTAGATGACCAGTACAGTTTCCGCTGCCACCCTGACGGTCAAGATTACCGAGACGATCACGCTCAACGGTTCCGACCAGGGTGCGACAAACACGCTGACCATTGCATCGGTCAACGAGGTGATGAAGCGGATCATCACATGCAGCGCATCCCAAACCACGACGATCGCGGAGTTTCGCAACGATGTCTACGAGGCCGCCGGGGCCATCGACATTGAAGACTCCCGGTACATTCGGGTTACGAACCTGGACGACACCAACTCGGTTGAGATTGCCGTTGTCACGGTTGGGACGACTTACCAAGTGAAGTTGGACCCTGGTCACAGTCACGTACTCGGCAGTGCAAACGACCTGATGCTCGCGGAAGCGGATACCACGCCAAGTTTCGGGACTATGGCTGACGTGAACAGCATCAGGGTCAGGCCCGGGGCGAGTGCGGTCGATGTCGAAATCTTCGTAGCGAGCATCTAATGGGTGTAATCAACCGCGGTTACGAGCAAGGCCGGTTCGTCGATATGGCGGGTGCTGGCATTGCGCGGATGCGACGGGCGCAGAACAATCTCGCCGGGAAACACTCGGTACTTCGTGAACTGGGTGTGGGGACCAACGATCCTGAAAAGAGTTTGCACGTTCTCTCCGAGCAGACCGGCGGTGCGGTTCTGATCGAGCGAATCCAGGACACAGCCAATCCGGCTGGACTGTTCCTGCGCAAGTCTCGCGGAAATCTCGACGCTAAAACTGTCGTCAGCGACGACGACAACCTGGCCAACCTCCAGGTCGAAGGTTACGTCGGCCCCAACAACGGGTACGAGACTGTTGCCGACTTTCGTTTCGAGGTGGACGGCAGCGTTTCGGATGCCTCCTATGGCGCACCGATGCGGATGGTCCTGAAGTTGGGGACCGGTAGTGCGTTGACCGAGCGACTGCGGATCGACAGTTCCGGCAACATGGGCATCGGGAGCAACGATCCAAAGGGCAAGCTGGACGTTGCTGGAGTCTTTGCAATTTCGACAGAGGTTTCGACACCGTCTGCAGAGGCGGGAATCGGCAAGGTCTACACGAAAACGGACGGGAAACTGTACTACATCAGCGGTGATGTCAGTGAGACTGAACTGAGTAGCAGTGGCGGTGGAAGCGGGGACATAACCAGCGTGGTTGCCGGTGCTGGCATGACGGGGGGTGCGACTTCTGGTGCTGCAACACTCAATGTCATTGGCGGCGACGGTATCACTGCAAATGCCGACGAGATCGAAGTCACGGTGGACGATTCCACCATCGAACTGAGTGCATCGGATGGCAGTGGGACCGTCAGGGTCAAGGACGATGGCGTGACTTACGCCAAGATCCAGAACGTAACTGCTACCAACAGGATCTTAGGTCGCGACTCTTCCGGTGCGGGGGTAATCGAGGAGATTACACCGGCCAATCTCCGCACGATGATCAACGTGGCAGACGGGGCTACCGCTGGCGGCGAGGCTAACGAGAATTCTTTCGAGACTATCGCAGTCAGCGGCCAGGATAACGTGGTTGCCGATTCTTCTACAGATACGCTGACGTTCGCTGCTGGGTCGAACGTGACGATCACGACAACCGCAGCGTCTGATACCGTCACGATTGCATCCGCAGACACCAACACGACCTATTCGGCGGGGACGTTGCTGGACCTGTCAACTACCACGTTCAATGTCGATCTGACCGAGGCCAGCGAACAGGCAATAGCCAACGGCGATTACATCCTGTTCCTGGACGGCGGTGCCACCGGATCGCACGCGAAAGAGGCGATTGCTGATGTGGCGACCCTGTTCGCTGGGGCTGGCATGACGGCTACAAGTAGTGTGCTGAATGTTATTGGTGGAGATGGCATCACTGCCAATGCTGACGAGATCGAAGCAACGGTGGACGGTTCGACCATCGAACTGAGCGCATCAGATGGCAGCGGGACCATCAGGATCAAGGACAACGGGGTGACACTGGCCAAGATGGCCGGTCTTGCGAGGGGTAAGATCATTCACGGGGACGCAAGTGGCGACCCTGCGGCGTTGGCGGTAGGCAGTGCCAATACTGTTCTACAATCTGACGGTACAGACTCATCATGGGGGACCGTGGCAACAGCGATGATTGCCGACAATGCGGTGTCTCTGGCGAAGATGGCCGGAATCGCAAGGGGTAAGATCATCTACGGTGATTCCAGTAATAACCCTGCGGTCTTGGCTGCTGGTGACGCTGACCAGGTGCTGACGACGGATGGGACGGACATCTCGTGGGAGGATGCTGGCGGTGGCGGCGGCAGCGGTGATGTCGAGGCTGGTAGTACCTTCACGACTGCTGGCGTTATCATGGCTTGCGATGGCGACGACAAGACCATCGACGAACCTGGAGCGACCCTCACCACAAACGGTCAAGCCATGACCGTTAGTTCTGCGGTAGCAACGTCGTTTGCTGTTGATGGTGGCAACAGGGACGGCAACTCCTCTTGGACATTCACGACAGGGACCGGTGACAGCGGGAGCGCACAAAACAACCAATCGTCGATAAAGCTAATTGCGCAGACATCAGCCAACGCAAACATCTATCTCGGAGACACTGACAGCGACACCAAGGGTGGAATGAAATACAAGAACAGCGGCGATTCCCTGCAACTGGTGGCGAATGGTAATGCCGTTCTGGAACTTGATTCCAGCAAGGTCGTGGAATTCAAGATAGCAGAGGTAGCTGATAGTGGATCAGCCTATAACTACGACAGCAAGGTGTTGACGATAAAGGTTAACGGCACTGAATACTTTCTTCCTCTTTATGCGGAGGCTGGCGGGGGCGGAATGCCGTAATGACAACAACAATTCATGTAGACAGGGACAAGGTGGTTTCCAA